CTACCTACAGCATAAACTTTACTACCTGCAACAGTTGTTATTGTTTGTGTAAGATCAGTTATTTCTGTAAAAGTTTGAGTTGACAATGATGCTGTATCTGTTTTTGTTGCTTGTTTTACTTGAAGAATTTTACCGCCAACTCCAGTAGCTAATTCAGCAGCAGTTATACAGCCATCAGGCAATCCCCCTGCCGATATTCCTGTTACTGTTCCTGATCCGTTTAATACTATTGGCATAATTTACCCTCTAGACAATAACATAACGTGAACCTGAAGGAATGGTAACTGTTACCCCACTTGCTACTATTATATCTCCTGCACTTATACCTGACTTGTTTGTGGTCATAGTATAATTATTTGAAATTGTTAGCGAGTTTTCTGTAATACAACCATCAGCAACTTGTGACGAAACTCCTGTAAGACCTGATCCATCTCCTGCATAAGCTGTTGCTGTGCAAGTTCCTGTGATTGTAAATCCACCTGATACGACTTCTGCTTTTGTAGAACCACCAAGTTGTAATTTTAAACTACCTGTTCCAGCATCATTAATGATTGAGTCACTCGCATTGTGAAATATCTCTAAATCATTTCCAGTTCCAAACCTAATTTTTTGATTATCAACAAGGTCAACATTCGTAGCTAGATCCGTTCCAACAATAGTTCCATCAACGATCTTTGCACTTGTTACTGTATTATCGCCTGGTGTACCAATCGCAATCGTAGCTCCCATATTAATTATGAAATATGTAGATCCACTAGGAGGAGCAGAATCAAAAATTATATCAGTGCCACTTACGACATATCCATCTGTCATATCTCCCTGACCAGAGCCATCATTGGGTTGTTGCATCACACCATTGATAGATACTCTCAATATTTCTGCATTACTTGGTGTAACTGCATTACTTGTACCTTTGGTGACTAGCTTAAATCTGTAAGCAGATCCGTTAAATGTAGCTGATCCACCACCCGTTCCAGAAGATGATGCAATGTCTAATAAATCTGCTGTTCCTGTAGCTGCTGATCCACCGATCTCTCCCCAAGCACTACCATCGTATCCTTCAAACTCTGATGTCTGACTATTAAATCTGAACATACCAGCAGAAGGCGAGCCAGGTCTTTGTGCTGTAGTTCCAGAAGCAACATCAATAGCTCCTGTTCCTGTCATCAAGATATTGTCACTAACAGTAAATGTGCCAGTAACATCCATATTTCCACTAACACTTAGGCTGGACAATAAAGTTCCTGTAGCTGTTGCAGAGTTTGTCTGGATCGCATTACCCATCAACGCATGAGATGAACATTGATAATGGATAACCATTGGAGTGTTATCTGCTATAACAATCTGCACATATGCACCACTTTGCCCTGCTGTTCCATTTACAGTTACGTTTGTTGTATAAGCTGTAGTTTTATTTGCTTCAAGATAAAAACGTAAAGGATGACCAGTATTACTTGAATCTGACTGATCAAATTTATAAGTACGACCAGGTGTAAGAGTTAAAAATGGTGCTTCCTTACCATCTATTACATATCCATTACTAGAGCCACTTCCGTTATATCTATGTGCTGCGGTCTTTGTTGCGACAGTGACAGTAAAAGTTTTGACAGATCCAGTATATGTAGCCTGAGTAGAAGCAAATCCTCTAATATTCCCATCATCAGTAAGAGTTAACGTACCAGTGAAGTTAGGATCTGCATTTTGACCAGGTGCTACCCAGCTAAGAACTCCAGAAGCATTACTTGATAAAACATATCCACTTACAGAAGAATCAGCAGAAGGTAATGTCCAAACCACATTAGATGAGACTGTTGCTGGAGATTTAAAACCAACATAATGAGATGAATCAGCATCTAAATATCTAACTTCTTTTTGACCAGAAACAGATAGATGCTCACTACTTGTCCATGAATCTGTTGCATTTACCCAATTAAATGTCTTATCAGATGCACCTTTAAGAGTTAAACCACCTCCATCAGCAGTTGTATCAGTCGGAGTTGATACTTTTCCAAGAGTAATATTTTTATCTTCAACATCAAGTGTGGTTGTATTTATTGTGGTAGTCGTTCCACCAACAGTTAAATCTCCTACGATATTTACAAGACCAGCAGAACTGATAGACATTCTGCCAGTTCCACCTGTACTAAAGGTTAAAGTATCTGATCCTCCACTTATTCCTGTATTTGGATCAGAATTAAAACTAAATGCAGGAGCAGAAGTAGATCCATCTGGAGCTTTACTTAGTAAATTTGCGTAACTTATCTTCTTGTTACTTGTATCACTTGCATCAATAATCGGTAGAACATCAGTGCTCG